GCTTTGATGATCAGGCGATCGCGGATGCGTTAATGGAACAAGGTTTATATACACCAGTAAGTTCAACACCAGATACACCAGACACACCACAAATAGCATCACCAAGAAATATTATAAATCAAGGCGGTGGTGATAGTGGACCACAAGGTATAGCAACAGTTCCTGGAACTTACGGAAAAGAATATACAGGTATGACAATGCCAGATGGGACTCCAATTGGATCAATGATTGAAATGGAGGGACCAGGGGTAATAGATAGTTTAACAAATACAGCTGGTAATTTATTTGGATTGTATCAAAAATTTTCACCCGTAGGAATTATTTCTAAATTTATGAAAGACAGAAAAACACAACAACAAACATTACAAAACAACGCACTGGCAAAAGCAGAAGCTGAAAGAAAAGCTAAAGAGGCTATTGCAAGAGCAGAAGCAGAAGCAGCAGCTTTAGCAAGTGCCCAAAGAACTGGAAGAAGACCAGGAAGTGGTGGAGATGGACCTGGAACTAAAGATTCAGGTGGACCAACAGGTGGTTATTCTTACGATGGTGGTGGCAGACAAGGTTTTGGATATGGTCTTAAAGATGGTGGTCTTGCCGCAATGTTTAAAAATAAAAGATAATGGAATTAAAATACAACGAAATAATTGGTGCAATTGTAAAACCAGATGATACTGTCGCTACACAAGCAGAGATATTGGAATGGGCTGCAGAAAATCCAATGCCAATAGAAGAACCAAAAAAACAGAACACAGCACTTCTAGAAGAAGTGATTGAAACATTTAAAAAAAGAGGATAGACTAACCCAATGGCTGAAATAGACAAATCATTACCCAATCAAAAAACAACTGTTGAAGTTCCTGGAGAAGTAGAAATCCAAGAAGCAATCAAAGAAAACGTCGAAGAAGTTCAAACTGAAGGCGGACCTGTTGAAATAGAAATGACAGAAGAAGGTGGAGCAGAAGTTTCATTCGACCCCTCTGCTGCAGCTAAAGAAGGTGGTGAAGACCATTTTGAAAACTTAGCAGAATTTTTAGGTGAAGAAGTTTTAGATCCATTAGGTTCAAAATTAATAGAACAATACAATGATTACAAAGAGTCTCGTGGAGACTGGGAACAATCTTACAGAGAAGGTTTAGAACTATTAGGTTTTAAATATGAAAAAAGAACTGAACCTTTTAAAAATGCATCAGGAGTTAATCACCCTGTACTTGCTGAAGCAGTAACTCAATTTCAAGCACAAGCTTACAAAGAATTATTACCAAGTGATGGACCTGTTAGAACTCAAATTATGGGTGATGCAACGGTTGAAAAAGAAGAACAATCAAAACGTGTTAAAGATTTTATGAACTATCAAATTATGGATCAGATGAAAGAATATGAACCAGAGTTTGATCAAATGTTATTTTTTCTACCCCTGTCCGGATCTACCTTTAAGAAAATTTATTATGATGATCTTTTAGGTAGAGCGGTTTCTAAATTTATCCCAGCGGAAGATTTAGTAGTTCCTTATTCTGCAACTTCATTAGATGATGCAGAAGCTGTAATTCATATAATCAGAATGTCTGAAAATGAATTAAAGAAACAACAGGTAGCAGGTTTTTATAGAGATGTAGAACTAGGAACACCTCCAGTTACACAAAATCAATTACAAGATAAAAAATTAGAACTTGAAGGAATTTCTAAAGATGGTCAAGAAGATCAATTCGTTCTTTATGAAATGCATTTAGATTTAGACCTAGAAGGTTATGAAGATGTGAAAGAAGATGGTGAGCCCACTGGAATTAAACTTCCATACGTTGTTACAGTTTTAGAATCTAATAATAAAATTTTATCTATTACAAGAAACTACAAAGCAGAAGATCCATTAAAGAAAAAAATAAATTACTTTGTACAATTTAAATTTTTACCAGGAACTGGTTTCTATGGTTTTGGTTTAATTCATATGATTGGTGGTTTAACAAGAACTGCAACTTCAGCTTTAAGACAATTATTAGATGCAGGAACTTTAGCAAACTTACCTTCAGGATTTAAGTCTCGTGGTATTAGAGTTAGAGATGATGCACAACCTTTACAACCTGGTGAGTTCAGAGATGTAGACGCACCTGGTGGAAATATTAAAGATCAGTTTATGACTTTACCTTTTAAAGGACCAGACCAAACATTACTTCAATTGATGGGAATTGTAGTGAACGCCGGCCAACGATTCGCGAGCATCGCAGACTCACAAGTGGGTGATATGAATCAAGCCGCTGCTGTTGGAACGACGGTCGCGTTATTGGAGCGTGGATCGCGGGTAATGTCAGCGATACATAAAAGATTATATGTTGGATTAAAACAAGAATTTAAATTATTAGCAGAAGTATTTAAAAGTTACTTACCCGCAGAATATCCTTATGATGTTCCAGGAGCGAGTAGGAATGTTAAGGTTTCAGATTTTGATGAAAGAGTAGATATATTACCTGTAGCAGATCCAAACATCTTCTCACAGACGCAAAGAATATCGTTAGCTCAATCTCAATTACAACTAGCGCAATCGAATCCTCGAATACATAATTTGTATCAAGCATACAGATCTATGTATGATGCGCTGGGAGTTAAAAACATTAATGCAATTCTACCTCCACCGGCTCAACCAATGCCGATGGACCCTGCATTAGAACATATTATGGCAATGAGTATGAAACCTTATCAAGCGTTTCCTGGTCAAGACCACAAAGCTCACATTGATTCGCATTTAAACTTTATGAGACTAAATCAAACTCAAAATAATCCAGGAGCAATGGCTGCTTTACAAAAAAATATTTTAGAACACATTAGTTTAATGTCTCAAGAGCAAGTTCAATTAGAATTTGTTGAAGAATTACAAGAAGTACAAATGATTCAACAACAAATGCAAGCAATGGGTGCACAAAATCCTGCTATGGCACAAAATATGATGCAAAATCCACAAGTAATGCAGGCACAACAAAGACTTCAACAAATTACAAATCAAATTGAGTCTAGAAAAGCTAAATTAATTGCTGAAATGCAAGAAGACTACGCTAAAGAAGAAGAAAAAATTATGGGTGAGTATGGTGGAGACCCATTACTTAGACTAAAAGGTAGAGAATTAGACCTTAGAGCACAAGACAATCAAAGAAAAGAAGAAGAAGGTGAAGAAAGATTGAATCTTGATAAGATGAAAGCAATGATGAACCAACAAAACAAAGAAGATGAGTTGGAACAAGAGGCAGATCTAGCAGGATTACGTGCTGGAGTGACACTTGCAAAGCAATCGATGGCTGACCAAAGTAAAATTCACGATTTTGGTAGAAACTTCGGTAAAAAATAGATATAATTAAAAATTAAGGAGAAAAATATGAGCAAAGATTGGATGAAAGGTCAAACTTACACTAAAGCACCTAAAATTGAAAAATGTTTAGGCGTTGGTAAAGATGGCTATCAAACAGGCGGTATTACTATCGAAGCGACTGACCCTAATGAAACACAAACTGTGGATGTTAAGGGAACTAGACGAATGAGAGCTGATAAAAAACCTGTTAAGGCTAAATGGTATTAAGCTATGTGGTTATCGGCAATTAAATTAGCCGTTTCTGCAGGCAGTCACATTTATAAAAAGAAACAAGAAACAAAAATGGCTATGGCTGACGCGCAGTATATGCACGCTCAAAAAATGGCTCAAGGTCAAGAGGCTTACCAAGGTAAGCTTTTAGAATCAAGAGATTCAGATTGGAAGGACGAGGCAGTTTTATTAATTCTCTCGGCGCCTATAGCAATTCTTGCATATGCAGTTATATCAGATGACCCAACTGCAATGGATAAAGTAAATATTTTCTTTGAACATTTCTCAGCACTACCAAGTTGGTTTACTAATTTGTGGATACTTGTAGTCGCATCGATTTATGGTATAAAGGGAACACAAATTTTCAGAAATGGAAATAACAAAAACAATTAGGAGATAAAAATATGGCAAATCCAAGATTTAATACTCAAGTTGCACAACCAAGAACTGGCACTAGAGTAAAAAGAGCAATGGGTGGAATGTCACAAGCTAGAAAAGATATGGCTGATGGCTTCTACAAAGACGATATGGGTATGAGAGGTGGAGCAATGTATAAAAAAGGCGGCAAGGTTAAAAAGAAAAAAAATACTAAACGTATGAATAGATTAGAAGAACTTGGAAGAGTTGATTCTGAAAAAGCTTATACTAAAAAAGGTAAGAAAAATCTTAAAGCTGAAAAAAAAAGAATAGTTAAAGAAATTAAAAAAAGTTAATTATGAAAAAACCAATTCCAAAAGGTAAAAAAGGTAAAGGTATAAAAGCTTTAAAAAAGAAAGCTCCTGAAGTTGCAAAACGAATGGGTTATAAAAAAGGAAAAAGAGTTTGTGGCTAAACTTTGTGCAAAAGGTAAAGCTGCTGCAAAAAGAAAATTCAAAGTGTATCCATCTGCATATGCTAATATGTATGGTT